TAGCGCGTGAGCGATCAATCCTCGCACCTTAGCGAGAAGCTGTGCGCTCATTCGGTAAGGGCTTGGCTGGAAATCGACAGCGTTACTGCCTGAAAGGGTGGCTGTACGCGCTTGCCAGATCTCTACAGATATCATAAGAGCACTTTGCTGGACTGCTTTATCAGTTGTCCAGTCTGTGTAATTTGTTGCTGTAACTGAGCCAAAAGGCTGGATAGGATGCTTAGGCTTGACAGCTGCATGATTGGTGTTCATAGTGATTGAATCTTCACCGACTGCTGTTAAAACTTTAGAGCCATTGAATGATGATCCGCATCCTGCGATTGTTACTGTCTGCCCTACATAAAAGACATTTTCTAATTTGTTATTAAAGTATAAAGTGCCAGACCCTACGACAGAGCTGTGTGAAACAACGATCTCTGAGTTAGTCCAAAGCATAGGAAGCAGGACATCATCTGCTGCATCGCAGACTTCCTGCAAGGTGGCATCTGGGTACAGCGTACCGACTCCGAGTGTTGATCGGAGCTCTGCGACTGTTGTTAGTGCCATTCCTTTTCCTTTCTAAAGACCTTAGGGGGTAGAGGGCTACTACCCCCTAAGGCGACTTAGTAACCTATTAAGCTAGGTTGTACTTGCGAACACCCTTACCTGACTTAGCCAAGTAGATTGCTAGGTATCCGTATAGGTTGATCTCGATCTCGCCTGAAGTAAGTACGTTCACGCGAAGCTGTGTCTGTGGTGATTCCCAGACATAGACTGAAGATGGAGCAACTAGGAATGCTGAGTTATCAACGATGCCTGATGCTGAGATGTTGTGATCCACGATTAAGTCAGTGCCTAGGATTCCGCCAACTACAGATGTCGCTACTGCGTTACCTGCTGCGTTGAATGTTGCTCCCTGTGCTGAGTAAAGTGGGCGACCTGTTGTGTCAGCATATCCTGTGATCGCTGCCCATTGGTCTGTTGATGCAACAAGCTTGTTAGCGAAGTCTCCGCCTGTACCCTTGTATGCTGCTGCGCCTTCTACAGAGATGAAGCTTTGTAGTCCTGCTGCTGTTGCTGCCGTTGTAGCAGCTGTTGTGCCGTTAGCAATGAACTGTGCTAGAAGTGCTGCATCTGTAGCCTTCTCGTATGCCTTGCGCAATTCTGCCATCATCAATTCCATGAATGCTGGAGACGAGCGATCTACGAGCTCAAAAGATACTCTCTGAAGTCCACTAAACTTCTCGATCGAGACCGTATCGTACGCGCTTGTCATCCCAGTTTCTGATGGTGCTGCACCTTCGTTTGTATCTGCAACTGTTGGTGCTACATCTGCTGTTGAAGCGTTTGTGTAAAGGCGTGGAACTGTGAAGCTCATGCCTGAATCAATTAGAGCAGCGCGTGTTGCTGCTTCAAATGCTGGACGACCTGTAAAGGTGTCTGTGATAAATGTGTCTAGGTGACGTGGAAGTGTCAAGCCTGTGTTGTTTGATGTTGTGTCATCTGCTGCGCGAACGATGCGACGTGACTCGTCATCACCCAAAGCTGCCTTGATGTTAGCTTCTAGGTATTGTGCTGAAGTGATTGGTGCTACGCGCTCGCGCACGAATGTAGTTGCTGTCACTACAGTTGGGCGAGCAGCTTCAACCGCTGCTGCTTCTACTGCTGGTGCTGCAACTGTCTCTGGAGTATTCTCCACAGCTGTCTCGCTTTCTGTTGGTGTGATTTCTTCTTCTACGACCTCTGGAGTTTCCTCAGCCGCTACATCGATAACCTGAGCAGACTTGAATGCTGGCTCTGTTACCAATGAAACTTCTAGCAACTTGGCAGCGGATACGAACATCACATTGCCCTTCTGCTTTGACTTGATTACTTCTACGCCTACTGATAAACCTGATTGCAATCCTTCTTCTGCAAGGATAAGAGCTTCTGAACCTCTGTTGCTGCGGCTCACCTTGAAGCTGGCATAGATGCCATCTTCTTGCTCTGTGAATTGTGTTGCCTTGCCTAGTGGCTGGCGTGAGTCATGCTGATTAAGTAACTTGACAGTTTTAGGATCTTCTGGAAGTGCAATCGAATTGCGTTCGAACACGACTCGTCCTGCGCTTGTATTTCCGACTTCGCCTGTACCTGCTGGCACGATCTTGCCTGAGATTAAGCGTTCTTCAACATTGGCAATAAGTCCTGCCGTGAAGGTGATTACTTGGTTTTCCATTATTCGATTCCTTCGCTGCCGTTAGGCGTTAGATCTTCCATCTCCATAGCCTGTTCAACTGTAATCAAGCCTAGAGATAACATCTTTTCAATTACTAGCAAGCGTTCCATTGGTTCAGTTGCTAGGAATGATGAGTCCACATCAAAGCGCACAGAATTTCCACGAGCCGTTATGTCATCCATGCTGAGTCTGTCCTGAATTGCATTTACATATGGTGCAAGGCTCATCGAGAAGAATTGCTTACGCTCGTCAAGTACATTGGCATAAGTCATAGATGTGTTGGCTTCTGCTGAAAGCATGTAAGCAGGAATGTTGCATAAGCGAGCAATCTCAGTTGCTAAGAATTGTTGTGCTTCGTCATACATCATGTCTTTAGGTGAGAATGATGTTGGCTGATATTCAAGAGTAGATGTTAGGTACGCAGTTGAACGATTGTTTCGCGCATTCTTCCATGCTGCAAGAAGTCCAGCAATCTCTTTAGGATCTAGGTCTGCGCCATTGTTACGAAGCACTCCCGATGGCATTGGAGTTGATGCAGCCTGTACTGCTGCCTTACGAAGGTCGATTGCAGCTCTAATTGTTTCAGATCCGCGTTCTAAAATACCTTCGTCAAATGATTGGAATGTTACGAGAGATCCTAGACCTGACATTGGAACTGCAACTGCATCGATGTAGTATTGAGTGACAGTCATTCCATAAAGGTCTGTCGTAAATGTAACCTTGACATTCGGAATCCATTGAAAGCGAGAAGGTCTGCCATCTTCTGCATAAACTTCTGTGACCTGCCAGTAAGCAACACCATACATAAGTAATGAATCAACAGTCCACGCCATTGTTACAGAGCGAGGCTGATTGATTGCTGGCTGATCAACCCAGACAGGGTTTCCTAACTCTTCACCTGTTGAATTGCGATATAGGTTAAGTGGAAGTCCACCGATAACACCGCTTAAAAGGTTTCTGCACTTTGCAACAGATGGTACTGACATAGCTTCGTTGCGTTGAACGCGTGGAAGGATGTAGTTGTAAAGGGAGTTAAGATTCTCTCCCATAATGCTAGGGGCGTATTGCGCTAAAAGCGATGAACGCTTATCGTCATTAGAGATTGCTTCAGTTTTGCGGAATAGACCCATAGTCATAAAGGATACCATTTGTCAAGTAAATAGACAATATGATAGGGGTGTGTCTAGCCGTAAATCTGTGGCTTAGGTTGAGGGATCATTAGCTTCGATACTGCCATCGCTATGCCAATCGGTGCTGAGATATCTCCCGCAGACTTTCGCTTGATGATTCTCCACGCGCTGTCATTGACCTTAGCTGCGCAGTTATTCATCTGCTGGATGAACTCGGCTTGCCCATTGTGGACAACTCGATGATTGACTAAACCTTCAAGCAAGTCTCCGCAAGCTTTGTAAAATTGCTGACCAGATACATCTTCCACCACCACGCCGGAATTGGAGAGCCTGTCCGCAATGGTTTGTGTCGCGTATTTGTCAAAGCAGACTAATCGTGGCTTATAAATGTCACACCATGCCTTTATACTGGCAGCCATTTTCAGCTCATCAATGGCTACTTGCGAGCTGTAAGTCTCTAGAATTCCAATGCCGATTCTGCCATCTGGAAGCAACTGACCTGCAACGAGTGAGCCATTCCGCCTACTAGGACTGACATCGAATCCGAATACTGTATAAGCACCTACCGCCATCTCTAGATCGCTATCGCTAGTTTCTTCAAGAATGCCATGCGGCCACGGACTACTTAGAGAATCGATCCATTGGCAAAGAGTCTCCGTGCGCGTGTTTTCAATCGGTGAAGTAGCAATCGCTTCCTCAATCGCATCCTCTGTAATCGTGTAACCGAGAGAGGGGTTAGCCAGAGCCCATGCATTTCTATCGTCTATTTTGCAGTATTGAGGGGCTGAGTATTCATAGAATCCAAAAGATTTGGGCGGGTAGTCGATGGCTCGTTCTCGCAGATCATTGAGTACAGTTGAGAACGCATCTCCCGCATTCGAGGTGAGAAGTGTCTGGCTATTTGGATGAGCTCTAGTAGTTGGAGTTGCAGCTCTAAATCCATCTTCGGTGATTTCTCGCACTTCGTCAATGTAGAGCAATCCATTGACAGAACGTCCGCGAGAGCCATCTCTAGTCGCAGCGACAACATCCAACCTTGCTCCGCTGAGCATTTCGATTGACTCTGTGCCGTTGGCGTGTCTGATCTGTTTGACGAATCCTTTAAGGTGGTCATTGGTCTCCAGTAGGTGTGTGACTTGTCGGAATGTGTCTAGTGCCATGCTTCTGTTCGAGGACATAATAAGGACATTGGTATTCCACTTAATCAAGTGAGCAAGTATCAGCATACGCGCTAGGTGAGTTTTGCCGTTCTGTCGCGCCACCAGAATCAGGTTTGTTTTGCGTATCCACATGCCTTTTTTGTCCACAGTCAGCATGTCTTTAAGCACGAACTCTTGCCATGGCAATAAATCCATCTTTACGATTGAGCATAAATCTTTTACATCTTGAAGTTTGTTTTCGCCCTTTAATAGTGGACTGTGAAGCCTCGGCTTCGTTGCCCCTCGTAGCTTCTGTTTTCTTTTAGGCGTGTTTGTCATTGACTCGGATTGGGTCGGGTCTTAAAAGGACTATCCAACATCGTTTCGGACTGCATCGGGGAGATATAGTCGAGAAAGACAGGGGGGGTAGCCTGTCGTGCTAAAAAAACCCCCTCATTGAGCGCACCCTTGCGCAGGTTGCATGACTTGCATAACACCCTTAGATTGTCAAGGCTATGGTCTCCACCTGCCTTACGCGGGATGATGTGGTCGATGTGCATCTCACCCTCATCTGTGCCACATAACTGGCATGCCCTACCATCACGCATGAACACGCGTTCACGCTGCTCTCTATACCTACGAGAGTTGAGCTTATCTAATGCCAATTCTTAGCCTTCCAATGATCATAAGCCTTGCATGGTGTTGAGTACCTATGCTCTATATATGATAAGCCCCATCGTACCTGAGTGTATCCATCTTGATCCTTAAGCCACTCGCTCTTACCCTGTGGTATTCCATAATGTGAGCCATTACGAGCTTTAGGATTCCATGCTGATTCTTTACCATATAACTTAGTAAGACATACATATTGCTTATAGTCATAATGTAATAAATGTAATGCATATTCTTTATAGCTTACATATTGCATTGGTTTAGATCCACCTGCTGCAGGCATAAAGCATAGAGCTATCCCAATAGCTACTAGCACCCCGCGGGCTATGCCTCTACGAGGCCCGCGGTGAGCCTTTGAGAGGCTCTGCCTAGTGAGCGTACCATTCATGTCAAATCCATTTGTAAAAGTCCTGTTCAGACCGCGTGTCGTTCTCATGATTACCCCCTGTGGATAACTTCTGTGGATAACTATTTGTCCGTACTGTAGAAGCCCTTACCCTTAAATACTGCTGGAGTAGCTGCTATTAACTTGACCATTGGCTCATTGCAATAGGTGCATGGAATCATTGGTCGATCGTGCCATCCATGATAGATCTCTTGACTAAGATTGCATCGTGTGCATTTGTAGTCGTAGGCTGGCAAGTTAAGCACCTCTTTATCATGTAAGACCCACAGCTTGTGCAGCGGTCAATGTCTGCCTCTGTGGGTTCGCTAGTAATATGACCGTACTTTAATATGAGTAGTGGCAAGAGATCACCCAATCGTATTAGCGCAGCATACTCATGCGCATCTTCTCCTTGTGAATTGAGTCTTAGGACACAAAATCCGAGTTCCCCCGAAACGGATGTTCTTGCCCTAGATTGTTTGAGCCAAGCGAGGGGTTGAAAGCCTGTGCGAGCTTTTACTTCCACATCGAAAGGCACATTGACAATATCCTTGCCACTACCCCTTCCCACACATGCGCCTTGCCAGACAGTCGATAGGTACTGTGCGACAACACGCTCTGTCCGGAAACCTCTGTGTTTCCTTGCTTGACTAGCCATTGACTGCTTTGCACTTAGAGCATTGCCAAGTGACAACACCATTAACAGAATCAGATGATATATCTTCTAGATCACGAATCTGGACTGGCTCATTGCATAATTGACATGGCACGAAGGCTGACATGAGATCAACCCACTCACCATTAATCTTAATCCCAATATTCCCCATTACACTCTCGCTTTCTGTGGTTGCCATTTACCATCTGATCCCAAGTTGTACCAATTCGTAGGACACTTAGCTTCGCCCGTGCGTGGCGCATGAGCACAGAAGTAGCCGCCCCATGCTCTGCCATTCTTCTCGCCTTCTTTCCATTGCATGTGTCCATGCTCGCATGATGGAGCTTCAACTGCTTCTGGAGTGCCCATAATTGCCGTAACTGTTTCCATTGCTTTGTCAAGCGTGACAGGCGCATCTACGACACCCCTGTACTCACCTACAGGTGTAGTCCAGTAATCCTGATCATCTGCCTTGACTTCCTGAACAGGTGGCTTGACTGGCTTAGCAGCTACTACCTTGCTCATTTCTTCTCGGCTTGGTCTCTTTCCTTTAGGCGCATAACCTGCATTTGCAAGTGCTCTGCCGATTGCCGAAGTCTCGCAATTCTCCAATGCTGAAGTCTGATTAACCCCTCGGCTAGTAACTGTTTCCTCAGCGTACCCTGTCGCCCATGCAACGCTATCTTCAGCATTCTTAAATAGATACGCCTTAACAATGTATCGAGTAGCCTCGACAACTTCCAACTCAGTTGAAATGCGGAACGCTGGATAGTCCTTAATAAACTTTTCAAGTCTCACCTCGACTGGTTCGTAATCTGAAAGATTAAACATAAAGATCGTTTTCCTCTGTAGCTAGTTGCCCTGCAAGTGCGCCATACGAGCAGAGATCGACCCAGTTATCGATGTGTTGGGCTGATTGATTAGTCCTTGCAAGTTTAACAAGCACCATGATCCCTGCCACTTGATAGTCGTGAATCGGTGTTTGTAAGTATGCTGAGAGCAGCATTGCGGTGTGTTGCAGGTTATCCGCAGGATGACCGTATGAAAACCCACGGTCACGGATCGTGTCAGTTGCGGATAAGAGGATCTCACTTGCTTTCATTCCTGCCCCTTGAAGCTGCGACCACGATGGTATCCATCTCTTACGCCCTTTTCGTAGCTTCTGCGCTGTACATCAAAGACGGTAATGGCAAAGCCGATCAACATCCCGATAATGCAGATTAATAGTAGCTTGTCTGTGTTTGACATTGTGTACCTAACTGCAAGCAACGCCCTTGGTTGCTTACTGAATTAGTGTGACAGATTCGTCCGACTAATCAAGCACATTTAGATAACGAAACGATAACGATTATCTGGGTCTGCCGTAGGACTTTCCAGCAACAATAAATGTGCCATCTTTCTCAATGTGGATAAGATCCACCTGCACCTTGGCCTTGTTCACATAGATAATGGCGAATGCCTGTTGCCAGTTAGCCACGCCCTTTGTGTAAGCAGCTTGCTTAAAGTCCATCAGATTGCCTACCTCGACACCATGCAGGACACGCCCTATACGACCCCCAGAAGCCTCTGAGAAGGCCGAACGCCCTGCTCTGTGGGTATGACCTGAGATGACATTCTTTCCATGCCTACGAGCCGCTTCTAGGGCTGATAAGCCCCCCTGTGGCTTGATGGGTGTGTGGTCGCCATGTACAGCAATCCAGTTAGGTGCGATAGGCATTGGGTTCTTATGAAAGGTGATTCCTAACTCATCGAACTTCATGAACTTCTCGAAGCGCAGCTCTGGCAAAGCACCGAAGGCTGGCACTTTAGCCATGATGATGTTATACAGGCGATCTGTGTGATTGCTACGGATGCAATCGGTTACGCCTAACTCCCACAATAAATCGACAGCCTCGTTACGGTCATCATCTAGGGTCTGGGCATAACTGCCCATGCGCCCTTCTTCCCACTTACTTATCTGGGGTAGGTCAATCTCATCGCCTATGGTAACTACTTGGTCAGGCTTGAATTTCTGGATAAAACTAGCAAGGTTACGGGTTGCAACCCTGTCATGGTATGGGACTTGCAAGTCCGAGACTACGACAATTCGCTTAATCGTCATCCTCATCATCTTCGTAATCGCCCAGCTTCTCTGGTTCGATTGGGTCTGGCAGGATCCAGCGAGGATACGAAGGAACATCTGTAATCATAAA